TCTTGTCGGTGCCGCCGTCGAGCAATGCCGACACGCCGGCGATCGGGATCTTGCCGAAGATCTTTTCGAGGGTCGCGGCCTTTTCGCCGGTTCCCATCTTGGAAGTTTTGGCTTCGAGCTCGCCGAACAAATCGACCATATCGCGAAGGTTCTTAGTCTTCGGATCGATCGTGTTGATCTTGAGCTTCTTAAGCGCGGCTGCGGCTTCGTTCGTCGGCGCAGCCAACGAAAGGAACACGTTCTTAAGCGTCGTGCCTGCCGAGCTGCCTTCGATACCAGCCTCGGAAAGACGGCCGGCCATAGCTAGAAAGGTTTCGATCGACGCGCCCGCCGTAGTCGCAACGGGACCGCCTTCTTTGATCGACTCGAACAGCCCCTCGATACTGGCGGACGTCGCGTCAGCCGTGCGTGACAGCGTATCGTTGACGCGCGCGAGATTGATCCCGAGCTGCGTCGCGTCTTCCGTCTTCAGGCCGAACGCGCCTAGCGACTTGCCCGCGATCTCCGACGCCGCGGCGAGGTCCACCTCGGCCGCGGTCGCGAGGTCGACCACGCCGGGCAGCGCAGCGATCGCCTGGTTTACACCGAAGCCCGCCGACGCCAGATCCTTGAGACCTGCGGCCGCTTGCTGCGCGTTAAACTCCGTCGAGGCGCCGACGTCTTCGGCGGTCTGTCGCAACCGCTCGAACTCGGCCGTACCCTTACGGATCTCCGGCGAGAACTTAGCGGCCGCGCCAACTAGCGTTTTCTCGAAGGTCGCGCCGGTGTCGACGACCTCTTTAAGGGCGACGGCTGCGACGCCCGTCGCGACCACGACGGCGCCGGCGACGGCTTTAACGCCGCGGCCGACGCCTCGCATAACGCTGTCGGTGCTAATGGCGCTTTGCCTTACGCTTTTCTGGAAGCGCTCGGTTTGCCCCTGCATAGCGGCGACCGGCCGGGAAAAGCGATCCGTCGCCTTAAAGATCGCTTCGACTGAGAATTTCCCGGCCAATCTATTTGCTCGCCTTTGGCTTGGTCTGCGCCTTCAGATCGGCGCGTAAACCTTCGTAGAAAAATCGAATCTGTCCCGTCGTCATTCGGAGCGGGTCCGGAAGACTCGGAAAGTCGTGGCAGATCTGCAGAAACATTTCGCTATAGACCGGTAGTAGCGTGTGCGTGCTTCTACCGGTCTCGCGATCTCTCGGGCGTCGCGCGTCGCCGCCACTACGTACAAGCGGTGTGGCGACGGTCAGGCCAAAAAAAGCGCCGTAATGGCTTGGCAGATCTTCAGATCTTTGCCGGCCATATCCGCGAAGGTCTTAGCGTCGGTGCCGGTCATGTCTGCCATAACGGCGAACATTTTGGCGACGTCGTGCCCCTTCTTTTTCTGATCCATCGACATAAGCGACGCGCCGGTCTGCTCGTGAAACGTGATCGCCGTGCCCGCGCCTTTGCCGTCTTTGCCGCCCTGCGTCGTATAGACGGGCTGTCCGTCTTCGTCGATCACGAGGTGGCCGCGCGTGATGGCGCCGACGATCTTTTTCTTCGCGCCCTCGAAAGACTTAATGTCTTCCGCGTCCCACCCGGCGGGGTCGGCGTCCAGATCCATCGCCTCGACGAACTTAAGAAACTCGAGCTCCGCGACCTCGGCCGCGACTTTCAATTCTACCATTTGTTACTCCCGTGTAGTAGCCGCGTCGACGCTTACTGCTTAGACGCCTCGCCCGGACCGGACAGCGTTACTTCGGCCGTCGCGTTCTGCGAACTAAAGTTGATCTCTTCTGTGATCGTGCCGCGGCCCTGGTAGGTATGGCCCGAACAGAAAGTAACGGTCATCGTGACGAAGTCGAGACCGTCGGCGATCTCTTGCAGGAACTGTTGATCGCCGCGATCTTCGTTGACCTCGAGCGCGAGCCCGCTAATCACCCAAGGCACGCGGGTCTTAACGATCCGCGCCGTGCCGTCGCCGTTCGCTTGCACTTCGTTTTCGAAGCCGCCGAGCTTACGACTTGCGTCCGCGTCCGCCGCGACGGGGAAAAGTCGCCCGCGCATAGAAACGCTTTCAATGCTGCCGCCAATTGCTGCTGCCATGTGCTGATCCTTTATCCGTTAGGCGGCTTTTAGGCGGCCCCGAAGAAGAAGCCGAAATTTAGTCCGACGTCGATAATGTTTGTGTTGCCCGAAAGCTGCACGGTTAGATCGACGTCGAGGCGCTTCGGGTTCTGCGAGTTGATCGACGCCGTAGTCGCGGCCTTAGCCGTCTTGGGATCCGAGATAATCGCTTGCTCGCCGAGCGAATCGATCATCGCGTTGACTGCAGCGACCGCCGTCTTCGGCTTGCGTGCGTTCGGGTTGGCGACGCGCTGCGCATCGGGCACTAGCACCTTGCCGGCCCAGTCAGACGACGCGAAGATCAGATCCAGATTGAAAATTATGTTCTGCAGTTTGACGATGTCGCAGACGTAGCGGTAAGCCGGCGGCGCGTCGCCCGTATTGTACGGCGTGACGGTGTCGCTAAGCTGGATCACGCCGTCGTTGACTTCGACGGTCGAGCTACCCGCTTTGATCGCCTGGTCACGCTGAGTAAACGTCCACTGGTCGCCGTCATCGCCGGGCGTCAGGCTGGCCGCGGTCTGGCCGGCGTAATCCGTGGGCGGGTTGTCGTTCGCGATCTTCGCGATGCGCGCGAGCTGTCGTGCTGCTACCACGCACGGCAGGTTAGGCGAGCCCGGCGCGACGAGCTGACAGTTAACGCGGTCGTCGGTGCGCGCGGAGGTGTTATCCGTTGCGCCCGCGACGGTTGCTTCGGTACAGCCCACGAAGCAAATCAGGGGCTTCTTAACCGTCGTGCCCCATCGACCCTCGCCCATTTCCTGCAGCGTGTCGAGCGTGTCGGAGTCGTCGGGATTCATGCAGTTAAGCACGAGGGTTTCCCAGACGTTGCCGATCTGCGCGATCGCGTCGTCGATCGACGGGTTGTTAAGACCGCCGGTCGGCTGGGTGATCGCGAACGAGGCGCCGACGCCGGCGTCTTCGACGGAGATAACGAGATCGTTACCGCTTTCGCCTTCCCACTTCGCGACGAAATTAATCACAGTCGCACGCACCGTAATCACGAAGTAATCGCCGGCGATAAAGTTCGAGGTGCCGTCGGTGAGCGTGAACTGAATCCCGCCTTCGTTGATAACCGTTGTGCCGCCGGGCGCCGGCGTCATCGTGATGTCATCAGCGATGACCGAACCATTAGGATCGGTCAGCGTAAACACGCCGCCGTTAGCGACAGCCGTGTTGCAAGTTAGGGTGTGGAGGCCGGGCAGCGGGGCGCCCGTCACGGTGAGGGCGGTGCATGTACCGTCGCCCGTGCCGACGACGGCTGCCGATGTCACGGCGCCATAAGTCCACTCGACATCGACCGGCATTTCGGCGACGGCCATAACAGCCTCGCCCATGACGCGCAACGCGGTATGTAGGAAGGTGGTAGTAGCAAAAGCCCCGGCTTCGATCGTGAAGGCGTCTGACTCGATACCCGCGATCGTGATCGTGTAAGACGCGGCTTCGGTCGTCGTGCCCGAAGGCGTGATGTCACCCTCCGCGGCTGCGCCCGAACCATGATCCGTCAGTGGATAGACGGTAACGGGGATCGTTCCGACGCCGTCGCCGTTCGCCGGAAAGAGCTCGCGCGCGGCAAGATGGATCGGAGATCCGTAACCATAGCGCGCGCCCGCCTGGCTAGCGCTCGTGATCTGGAACTTCTCATCGGGGTAATCCGAGTCGGAGTTACCCTGCCCGAGAATCACCACACGCTGCGGCAGAAAGAGGATATCCCCGCCGCGCAGGTTCTTATATTCTGCAGTCACTCCGACAACGCGAGCAACCGCCGACGCTTCTACACCCATTTTAAACTCCGTTTTAGGACTAAACCGCGTAGTCGGCGGTTAAATACAATTCGCCGCTGTCGTGTCTATGCACGTCAGACGACACGAGCTCGAGGGGTTGCCCCTGCCATTGCGGCGAGAACTCGTTAAACGTTACTTGCAGCTTGAATTGGACCGCGACGACGTTCTGCATTTGTCGCCCGTCGATCGCCGGCAGCAAAACTTTAAAGTCGCTAGGCCAACGATCCCCGACGCTGTCTTCTAACCCGAGCTTCGCGTAATGCCCAGACATTAGGATCTTACGTACCAGCGTGTAAGCCCGCTGCGCTTCGAACGCTGCGCGCGCGTCGCCGGGATCGTGTCCACCGTCCGCGTCACCAGTGCTAACGCCGTACCCGTAACAGTCGATCTGGTACGCGCCCGACGTAAACTGACGATCGATAAAGTTGCTTTTGCCGCGGTCGTAATCGCCGCCACTGAGGGCGACGTTAATGATCGGCGACGTGTCGGTCGGGCCGTGCGGATCGGGTGCGTCTTGAAACTCTGCCCACGGGTTAGATCGTTCCGTGAAGACGCGTAGCTTATACCTGGCTGGATCGACATTCGCGATCGCGGCCAACTCTTGCTGGCGCGCGGACTCGACTAGTAGAATAGCGCCGATCTGATCGCGAATTAACGCCGACGTATCCGTCGCGTCGATTAGCTCTTCGATTAACGCTGTCACGGCTTATAAGCTTCGAGGGTACAGGTAACGATTCCGATCGCGCGATCTGGCATCGCCTCGTTCACTTTGAAAGAGTGCGCCGTGCCGCCAATATCATTAAACGCCACTCGCCACGGGCGGCGCTCGCCGTCCGCGATAGCTCTAGGTAGGCCGAGGCCGGCCGCCGTAAGCGACGCGATAGCGAGCGCCACAGACGCCACACGCCCGGACACTGCGATCCCAGTCTCGGGATCTATGACTTGCGCAACGTCGTTAGAAAAACCGACCAGCGAAGCCGTCACGCCCTCGGGCGACGTGACGGTTATCGGCCAGCCAAAGCCGCCGGCGGAGTCTTCGAGGATTGCTAGAAGATCCGCCGCGGCCTGGTTTCGCAAGCTCACGGCGCCTTAACGACGTAGCCGCCGGCGACGAGCTCGTCGAGCTGCGTTTGACCGTCGGCAAAGTCACCCGCCCTAACGGGGCGGTAAGCCGCGATCTTACCGCGGCGGGTAACGACGACCTTACCCTCGGCGACCGTGTACGGGTACGAGTACGCCCCGCGCGACTTCACCGCGGGCGGCTTGCCCCCGTCGAAGGCGCCCGCGCCGTTTACCATCGGCTTCGTCGGCTTGGCGGGGCGAGGCTTAAACGCGGCCGCCGGCG